CCAGAATTTTCCCATAACTTCGCCGGAAATCCACACTACAACAGCTTTGCCCGAGATCCAGACAACCACAATCGATATGCCCTGCGACCGGATGTTGCGCTACAGGAAATCCCCTCCCTGTCCCCGATGCGGCGCTCATCCGGTCGTTTGTAAATTGAGAAAGCAAGATTATGCGCTTTTTCGATGCCGCGTGTGTGGACATCGGTTTGAGGTTGATCGAAGAGTTGACCGTACAAAAGAATATGTGTCCGGCAAAGAAGGAAACATACTTTTTAAGATGTTCCGGAAGGCGGGATAAATGGCAACTGACTTCACGACATGGCCATCATTTAGAACGGCTATTAAAAACGCAATGGCTGATCATGTGGCCGGGTCTCCATGTACGGGGTCATATTCTAAAGGTGGCCGCGCCATAAGTTATCGCAACATTGATGAGTTAGTGGGTCTTTTAGAAAAAAGTTATCAGTTAGAGGCGCTTGAAAATTCGGGGGATAGAGCAAGGATGACTTCTTATGGCAGGCCGATGAGGTTTTCATAATGCAAACCCTAATCAGAGGTTTTGAAGAATATAAGATATTTAAGAATGGTGAAATAATTGGAAAATATGGCAGAAAATTAAAGCCGAGGATAAGCCCTGATGGATATGCCAGAGTGCAATTGCGCAAAAAAAAGAAATCGTATTCAAGATCTATTCATCGATTAGTTTTAGAAAATTTTACAAGCACGTGTCCAAATGGAAAAGAATGTAATCATAAAAACGGCATTAAGCATGACAATCGACTTGAGAATTTAGAATGGGTGACCAGAAGCCAAAATATCAAACATGCCTTTAGAATAGGGCTGCAATCACAAAAAGGTGAAAGAAGTACTCGCGCAAAATTGACAAATTTTAAAGTAAAAACAATTAGGTTTTTATTAAAAAATACAACCATTTCTCATTATAAAATTGCCGAAATGTTTGAAGTAACTCGGCCAGTTATTTCCAATATTAAAGCTCGTAGAATATGGAATTATACGGAGGCTGGGGCATGAGTAAGTTTTTTAAATTTTATGCTAAATTTTTTCCTGAACGTGCAATGCGCGGTTTTATTGCGTCTAAACGTATTGATCGGCTTGACGAATTCACAGGCCATAGGCGTAGCTTTGATTCTGTGGCCGGTGGTAGGTCTCGGTATGATCTTCAGTCCGAATCACGAAGCCCTGACGCTGCAATTTACTCCGATATTTCCAAACTCAGAGAGCATGTCCGACAATTAGAGCAAAATAACGGCCATGTTGCAGGGCCAATCAAGAGAAACGTGCGAAATGTTGTGGGGCAAGGCATACGTTTTCAGTCTGTCATTACCGCTGATGATCCGGGGCGTCGGTTAGAATATCCCAAAATTAACGAGAATGATGCTGAGTCCGTTTCTTATCTTTCAGAGAAGTATTTCGCAATATGGCAAAAACAGGCCGATGTACGCTTGATGCACTCTTTTTATGAGCAGCAAGGACTTGCTGAAGGCTCTTTAATGAGAGATGGGGAGTGTCTTGTCATTGGTCGGGAAAGTAAGCGCAGGGGCCGGATTATACCCTACTGCCTTGAAGTTTTAGAGGCTGACCGGCTTGTAACGCCACAATCAGAAATTAATAACCCTAAAATTCGACATGGCATTGAATATGACGATGAAGGGGTTCCAAAGACATACTACATACTTAAAGTGCATCCCGGTGAAACCCTCAATATTGCTATTGTCAGGGCTGATTACGAAGAGATTCCTGCTTATTTCTCAAAGATAGGTGATGGAACACTAAGGAAAGTCATACATCTTTTTAATCCGTTACGACCTGAACAGACTCGTGGATTTTCAGAGTTTGCAGCGGGGTTAAAAGATCTTCACGACATGGACCGATACATGGAGGCTGAGAAATTAGCGGCTCTTGAAGATGCCTGCATGACCGGAATTATAAAGACTAATGACCCCCAGGGTTTTCAGGCTGCATATACAGATCCTACCGCAGATAGACCGGAAGGTTATGAGCGCATTCACGAATTTGCACCGAATATGAATCATTATCTCATGCCGAATGAAGATTATGACCTTCATAAGCCCAGTCGTCCGAATGATCAACTTGAATCATTTATCAATCAATTAATGCGCGGTCCGGCCAATGCCCTGGATATGCCGCCGGAAGTATTTGCCCAGAATTGGCAGGGCATGAACTACTCAAACGCCCGGACGGTTCTACTCAACTTCTATGCGGCCTGTGCAATGCGTCAATGGTATCTCATCAATCATTTGTGTATTCCGGTTTGGGAGAATGTTGGAACCCGGTTAGTCATAAAGGGAAAAATACAGGCCAGGGGTTTTGACCGCCGGAAAGACGATTATTTAAGAAGTGACTGGATACCGGCGGTTTATCGGAAATGGATTGACCCGAAAAAAGAGGCTGAGGGCAACCAGATAGACCTTGATAATATGGTTGAGATTTTACCTGATGTTTTGGCCGAACGGGGCAAGGATTTTGATGCTCATATCGAGAAGAAAGCCAGATCCATGAAGAAGATTCAAGCCGTAGAAAAGAAATATGGTGTGAAACTTTACCCGGAAAAACCGGAACCTAAGAAACCAAAAAAAGAGGATGGAAAAGAAGATGAAGACAGAACTCTTTTACAGGTCGTTTGAAATAGACCAGAGATCAATCAATGAGAAAGATAGAAGTGTAGCTGTTTCATTTTCTTCCGAAACCCCTGCAAAGAGATGGTTTGGTTCTGAAATTTTGCTCCATGGATCTAAAAACGTTGATTTGTCTCGTTTAAAACGGTTTGGCGCGGCTCTTTTAAACCACAATCCGAATAATATTGTCGGGCCGTTAAAAAGCATAAGTATCAAAGACCGCAGGGGAGAAGCAAAGATTATATTTGATGAGGACGAAGATGGTGAAAAGGCTTTGGGTAAGGTCAAGTCGGGATCTTTAAAGGGTGTTTCAGTAGGTTATACGATTCAGAAATTCCGCGAGGTATTGAACGATGAAACATTTGAAGAAGATGGCGTTAAAATTAAAGGTCCGGCCCTTATTGCTGTTCGTTGGTCTCCACACGAAATAAGCCTAACGCCCGTACCACTAGATCATAATGTCGGAGTAGGAAGAGCTTTAACACGGTCCCTTGAGGGTATCGATATCATTAAATCACAAACAAAGGAGAAAGACATGGATGAAACAAAAGTAAAAGCGATGATTGACGGGGCTATCCGCGAATTAAATTTTGCGAAACCTGAAGATATCCCCAAGGCCGAGGACATTGCAACGGCGGTACGCTCCCTGATCACCGAGGATGCGAAACCCAAAATGTTGGTTGACACTGAAACTCTTCAGGATCTTTTGGGCCGGGCAGGTGCCGTGTCTCTGGAATGTAAAAGCAAAATTGCGGACATGGCAACCCAGGGCAAAACTGAGCCGGAAATGTTGAGAACGATTACCGATGAAGCCACTCTTGACTCTGATGCGGGTGATACGGGCGACAAGGGCACTACATTGGAAGGTAAAAAGAAAATCACAACCCGCGCCCAGGTTACATCTTTTGAAGGGGTTGACGATAAAGACTTTTTCGGTTCAGTTTGTCAGCCTTCCATTTCTTTTAATTAAAATTTAAACGGAGGTAGGCAAAATGGCTGCTGTAAATAGAGACCCGTTTGTATATTCAAACAGAAAGGACGGTAAACCTCATATGTTCAGGGGGCTGGTTAAGGCCGGATCTACCCAGGCAATTAAGCGGGGTGAGCTTTGCACTTGGAACGAAGAGGTCGGTTATTTCACACCGATAGATGCGATTGCCGATCACAGGTATCCTTTGGCGATTGCTGCCGAGGAGCAAAAGGCATCCGGTCGGCATGAGCTTGTCGCTTCCAGATATATTTTGTTCTACTCACTTCATCCCGAGGACATTTTCGAGTTTCCAATTGCCGCTGCACAGTCTTTGGCAGTTGGCGATCCTTTTACCATGACCGCTACGACTACTCAGACGCTAACAGCAAGCACCGGGGCGTTTGCTGTAGCTCATAATGTCGGCTGGGATCACTACCCGCAAGAGGAAGATACCACAATCAGAAATCAAAGCTACGCGAGGGTGTCTTTCAATCCTTGTGTGTCTTATTGGGGTTTCCGGTTCAGCAAATTGATGAATCTTGGCGTAAGGGTTATTACTACCGCTGCTGATCTCACGCTACTTGAAAGCGATATGTATAACACCCTTATTCTTGTAACCGCTGCCAAGACAATAACTTTGCCAGCGGTTAAACCTGGGATGGACACAACTATAGTCGGAACCGGAGCCTATGCCGTGGTGGTTGATCCTGATGACGATGACCAGCTACGCATTGCGGGGGCGCTATTAACCGCCGGTTTTACAATTACTTCAGGTGGTGCGGCTGGGGATAGTGTTCACCTTTTAACAGAGGGTGCCGCTGGTTTTATTGTATTAGATGAAAATGGAACATGGACGGCTGAAACTGCATAATCATTAACAATACGGAGGTATAGAAAATGGCTGCTGTAAATAGAGACCCGTTTGTATATTCAAACAGAAAGGACGGCAAGGCCCATATGTTTAAAGGGCTGGTCCAGGCCGGATCTACCCAGGCAATTAAGCGGGGTGAGCTTTGCACTTGGAACGAAACCACGGGTTACTTTATCCCCATTGATGCGATTGCCGATCACAGGTATCCATTAGCGATTGCTGCCGAGGAGCAGAAGGCATCCGGAAGGCATGAGTTGGTTGCTTCAAGATACATTCTTTTTTATTCACTTCATCCGGAAGATGTTTTTGAATTTCCGATTGCTGCCGCTGCAAGCGTGGCCGTTGGTGATCCCTATACAATGACCGCAACTACAACCCAGACATTAACCGCAAGCACCGGTGCTTTTGCCGTGGCAACCGTTGTCGGTTGGGATCATTATCCACAGGAAGAAGATACCAGCATCAGAAGTCAGAGTTATGCACGATTTTCTTTTAACCCCTGCTGTACTTATTGGGGATTTCGTTTTTCTAAATTGGTAAATCCTGGACGAAGGGTTGTGACAATAGCAGCGACCGGCACTTTGCTTGAGTCTGATATGTATAACACATTAGTTACTCTTGCCGGTACAAGTACTGTAACGCTTCCGGCGGTTAAGCCGGGCATGGACGCTATTTTTGTCAATATTGACGGTGATACTCAATGTCTTGATCCAAATGCTGTTGATTTAATCCGTCTGGATGGGGCGTTACTGGATGTTGGCGATAAGATTACCCAATCTACAATAGGCTTTTCGTGTCGATTGATAACAGAAGGTGCAGACGGTTTTACTTGTTTGGCTCCTGTTGGTGAATGGACTGACGGAAGTTAATTAATTATCAAAAAGGAGATTTAAGATGAAAACATTTATCAAATCAAACCTTGTGAAAATAGGGAAAGGTTTGTCAGTCGGTGATTTAAGGGCATTAGCCCAGCATGAGCCGGAAAACTTTGTCCACAAGGTTCAGCAAGGGGCAGAGGATGGCCACTTGAAGTTGGAAAATCTCAAAGACCTGCGGAGTCTTTATCAGGGCCTTGCAGATGTTGAGGTACAGGTAACGGCTGAAGTGAATGGTGTCCAGAGAACCATTACTTCTCAGGCGTTTCCGATTTTGACCGGCACGGCGACAATTGCACAGATCAACGATTCGTACCAGGCGGTTGAAACCATTGGCGGTGAGCTTGTAACTGATTTTGACGATCCTAAAAAAGTTACGACTATCGCCCAGATTTCAACACTCGACAAGGAAGTTGACGAAGTTGCAGAGAGGGAAGACTTCCCGGAGGTTGGGGCCGAAGAAGAAAAGGTTGAGATCCGGCATAAAAAGAACGGTCGGAAAATTACTTTTTCGGTTGAATCGATCCTCGAGAACGAACTTCAGGATATTGTTTCACGCACCAATGCCCTGGGCGAGATTGCTGCCGAGTGGATTGAGGAACAAACCCTTGCGAGAGTTACCGATGATACCGGTTCGGCTTCTTCTGATGCGGAGCCTTATGTTTATCGACCCGCCGGAACCGGCACGACTCTTTATTCGGCAACGGCGAACACCCCGGGAACTCGCGCACCTTTAGGAAATCGGATCACTACAAATCCATTTGTGGATGAGACCGATCTTGAAAATTGCCGAGTCCGAATGGCAACCATGCTGAATAATCGCGGAAAACGAATTACCATTCCGAGATCCATGATTAAAATCTTGGTTCCTGATGCGATTGTTGGCGCTGTAATGAAGGTTCTCAACTCTGAGTATGTTTCGGGTGTGGAGAACGAGAAATCCAACTGGGGTCCCGGTGGTAAATGGGGCATTCCGGCTGAACGAGTGGTTTCAAGCCCAAAACTGGACGATCTTTCAGGGTCCGCGTGGTATTACGGAGCCTTTCAAAAGCAGTTTAAGCGCAAATGGAAGATGCGGTTTGAGTATGTGACCCTTGGATCAAACACCCAGGCATATCTCAATAGTCAGATCGCTTTTCAAGCCAGATTAGCATGGGACGTTGAAATTGGCGCTGTTGATTATATTTATGTACTTCAGTGCTTGAGTGCAAGCACCGCGCCTAATGATGCAAGATAAACGGAGGTTAAAATGAAACGATTAAAATATTTTCTAATCGCCTTGCTTGGCCTGTGTGTAATTGCTACTTTAGCCTGGGCGGGCACAGTGAGTCAAAAACCGTATGGAATTGCGTTTCCATTTTTTTGGTCATGCAATTATATCATAAATTAAATGACATTCAAAAGCAAACTTACTACGGACTTGTCAGTGTTTTATAACACTGATGAGTTTGCAGAAACCGTGTCTTACACCGCTACGGGTGAAAGTGCGGTTGATATATCGGCAATCGTTACCCGGCAAGGGTCTCATTTAGAGACCTATGTTCGGGGGTCGATAACGGCGGCGGCTATAATTGAGGTTATGAAAAGCGAAGTTACAAATCCTCAACATGGAGATACTTATACTTTCGATTCTCAAACCTGGGAAATGGACCCGGACATTGATGGCGGGGTTATTTATGAAGACGACGAAGAGTTTCACATTGCTTTGAGGCGCAGAGACTAATGATCCATATCGAAATAGACGATAGGCAGATTCGGAGCTTTATGAAGTCCTCTCCTAAGCGTGCTGAGTGGGCCATGAGTGAAGCCCTAAAGATGGCCGGTGGTCATATCAGGAAAGACCTGAAAGCGTATATTGAAGCCGGTCTTTCCGGAATGAAGCCCTT